AAATCCCGACAGTCCCTCACCGGACAGGTGCTAGCGTTGGACTCTTTCCCCCCGTGATTACAGACCTGCCTCGAAGCGGCGCTGCTGGAGCAGGTAGCCTTCGAGTTCCCAAACTTTGTCGAGCGCGTTGTCCCACGCAACCTTCTCGCCGACGGTCTTGTTGAACTCCAGCGGGTCGATGCAGGCGCTTTGCCCGATAACGGTGAAGCCATTGCGCAGCGTGAGCTGGCAGATGGTTGTGGTTGTTTCGCCAAGACGCCAGTAGTCAGCCTTGAGCACGGTGTCCAAGATGTGGCCCATCGTCAGCTTGTTGGGCAACTTGTCTTGAGTGTCTTTCATGCCACCACCTCCCAGTCTTCAGCCAGCACATCTGTCTGACTGGCCAGCCAGGGCACACGCTTGCCGTCGACAGTCTTCATCTCGATGTACGCCAGATGGTCAGGCGGCAGAACGCTGCGACTCACGAAGCGCAGAGACATGCCCTTTCCATTCCAACCAGCACGAGCCACGAGCTGGCCTTGCTTGAGTGCCTCAATCGCCAAGCCGAACGTCAGGCCGTAGGTCGGCCGGTAGGCGCGCTCGAACACATCAGCTGGCGACCACGAGATGTAGCCGGTGTGGTCAGGGTGGTTGCTCTTTCCGCCGTCCAGGTACTCCACTAGGAAGCCCTCGTCGTCCGGGTTCTCGTCAGCAGGCACGGCCCACCCGCGGTAGGTGTTGTATTCGCCACGGCGCATGGGCCTGGCTTGGATGAGCTTCACGCCCAGATAGGTATCCATGATCATTTGCGTTCCTTTATTCAATTGAGCTGATCGCGGCCATCAGTTGAGCCACGGTCACGCCCGGTTTCTTCAGCAGCTTGACTGCGGCATCACGCCGCCTCATCCATTCACGGGTGGTTTGAACGGAGCCGTGCTGCACATGTAGTGGCACTTTGTTGATCTGCTCTTCCAGCCGCTTTCGGAAGAGTTCCCTTTGCATCTTGTCGTCCATGTCAGCATCCAAACCCCACGCAGAAAAGTTCTTTCGCTACGCGGGAAAGAAAGCCAATCGACACGAAGAACGCGACCCAAGCCAACAAGATCACGACGACAGTGGTGAGCCATTCGTATGGCGAGTAGCCGACTCGTCTCATGCGACCATCCTTTCAAGTTCATAGAGGTGTCGCCGCCCAGCGATCACAGCTTCAGAAAACTTGGCTGATTCACGGGCTGCGTCATCACCAATTTCTTTGCGCCACTCTTGGTACAGAGCAGTGCGCCGAGTAGGTGAGGTGAAGGCGGTTGCCGCCCTCACGCGTTGGATGAGGCGCAGCCTGCACTCACGCAGCTCTAGCGCCCACTGGGCTTCCTGTTCAAACGAGAAGCTCACACGAACCCCTCGAGGTTCGGCGGAGTCCAGCCCTCTGGCTTGCCGATCTTTCCGCCAGCCAGGATCACTGGCTTGCCGTCGACCAGCTTGGCCTCGTTGCTCTTGAGCACCGCATCGTCTGCACCATCCTTGTCGTAGCCGCACAGGTAGGCGATGCCGTTGCCGGTGACCTCTCGGTCACACAGGGCGTCGAGTGCCTCAATGCGGCGACCAAACGGGATGGACGCAGTAATCACGCCACGCTTGAGCAAATGGCCTAGAGAGTTCAGCTCATGCACGACGTTGCGCAGTCGGTCGTTGACACTGCGGTCATGGCCATCGTCGAGGTCGATCGCGGCAAGCAGTTCGGCCTGCTCTTCAAAGTCGCAGCCGATCTGGACCGACACGTTCTCTTTGGATGGCAGCTTGCCGCAGGCCTCAAGCCATTCAGCGGTGCGCTGAAAGTTGGAGTGCGGCATTACTCGGTGCCTCCTGCGCCAATATCTGTGGCAGCAGCGCCAGCACCAGCGTTTTGCACTTGCTGTGCAGACACCTGTTGCTCGGCAGTCGCTTTGATCTTGAACCACAGATCAGCCACGGTCTCGAAAGGCATCTTGCCCAGGGACTGCAACACGACCTGTGTTTCGTTGACGGTCAGTTGCAGGAAGATTTGGTTTTCGTTCACGTCTATTCCTTTGGTGTTGCTTATCGTTCGACGCCTTGCAGCCGGTCAGCAACCAGCTTGGCGTAGCCTGCAATGTCGACCCACGAGTCGGCATAGTTCTCGTCGCCGTTGATGATTCGGGCGATCTTGTGGCAGATCATGTCGAGCGCTTCCTTCTGGTCTGGCGCAAGTTCTTTGTCACGATCAATCAGGCTGGCTGAGATGACGTGCTTGAGTTCTTGCGCCACGAAGGCGTGCCCGACAAAGCGGCCATACCGCTGCCCGCGCTCTTCAAGCGTCTGGGTGATTTGGTCAGGCTGCTTGCTGCTCATCAGCGGCTCCGTACTGGCTGACGAGGAAGGCGTCGAGGTCTTCCTTGCGAAAGCGCCACTGGCGACCGATCTTCCCTGACGGGATGCGTTGCTCACGCGCCAGCTTGCGCAGCGAGAACACGCTGATGCCGAGGTACTCGGCTGCTTCAAAAATCGACATCATTGGTGTCTTCTCCTTGTGTGTCTTGTGGCTTCATGCTCTGCCACTGTGCGCAGAACGGGGCCACCTCGCAGTAGTCCTGGCAGCGTTTGTTCACGCCGGGACGCTCGACCACATAGTGGCCATCTGGTATTTCGCCGAGGTCAGCCAGGATGGGCACGACACGCTTGGCGCGTTTGCCGCCTTCCTTGAACAGGGCGTAGGTGGTCTCTGACTGCCACCGCTCTTCGGGCGTGCATTCAATGACCTCACCGGCATCGCTTCGCTGGTGCAAACCAACTCGCTCGGTGATGTAAGCCTCAGCTTGCTCGAGGGTCCAGACAGGAACCTCGATCACCTTGATGGGTGTCTGAGGGTAGGAAGGGTCGCGCTGAGCCTTCGCCTTCGACCAGTCGCGGAAGATCGCCACGACCTGAAGACGGTCGACCTTGTAGCCGTTCTTGTGAGCCAGCCAACGCAGCACGTTGAGCTGTCGCTCCCACGACTCATCGCCGTCAGCCTTGTAGACCGAGCAGACCTTCCAGTCTTGCAGCACCTGGTCTGCCAGATGCAGTCGGTCGTACTGGCCACTGACCTTCCAGCCGTTCACATCGGCGTACAGACGCTCCTCAACAAGGGCGCTGGTCTGTGCGCGTTCGAGCACGGCGTGGACAGCCTGACCCATCACGGCCCACACACGGTCGGCCACATCCTCAACCACGCTGTCTTTGTGGGCGCGGTAGAGGGTGCGACGCTTGGGCGAATCAATCAGCTTGGTCGCTGAGATGTCGCCGCCGCCCGTGTAGGGGTCGTTCATTACTGCCGCGACAAAAGCGTCGGGCAGTCCAAGCAGGTTTGTGTAGTGCGACATGCTTAGAACGGGATGTCCGCTTCTTTGCCAAAGCTCTCGTTCTGCTGGCGCTGACCACCACCGTTACCTGCGTACTTGGGATCAGGCAGCTTGAGCACGCCAGCTTCAAACGGGTTGCCCTGCTTGCTGACCTTGTTCCAGATGGCGACTTCGTATTTGGTGCCATCAGGGAAGGTCACAGTGCCTGTCTTAGACGGTGACTTCTCAGACTTCTTCTTGGTGTTGCTGAACAGAACGATCTCGATCTGGCCGTTATAGGTTGCGGACATGAATTACTCCTGTGTTGCTTGTGCCGGGACGGCGGGGGTTGCCTTCGACTGGAGGCGGGAAATGACTTCGGCGGCTTTGGCCAGGGGCAGCTCACCGATGGCAGCGATGCCATAGGCACCGCAGATCGCAGACAGATCAACCTGCTTGAGGTTGGCCAGTTTGCTGATGGTGTCGATCTCCAGCTGAGTCACGACTGGCTGCTTGGCAGGAGCCACGGTGTGCGTGGTCTTGTCAGCGTCGTTGTCGCCCTCAGTGGGGATGCAGAAGGCCTGCATGCAGGCGTACTTGTAGGCCGCAGACATGGCCTTGTTGGTGGCCTTGTCGCCGCTGTCCATCGCCTCGCCCACAACGCTGATCGTGTGAGTGCTGCCGTCCTTGGCAGACACCAACGCGAAGTCGACGTGGACGGTCACATAGAACAGCACGCCGCCACGCTGGGTCTGACGCTCGACGACCTGGCGGTCCTTGACGAACGGCAGGATGCAGAGGCCAGCGCCAGAGAGGATGGGCGCGAGGGCGTTGTAGACGTCATCAATGCCACGGAAGGCGTAGCCCTGCTGATCGTTCTTGCGGTCTTTGGCAATGCCCTCTTTGCCGATCGTTGCCATGACTTCGGCAATCGCTTGGTAAACGTGGGGCACCACGATGGTCTGTGGTTCTTTCACTTGGTTCTCCGACTGGGTTGAGTGATACTGGGTGCGATAGCCACAATGAATTGGACTTTCGCGGCGATTTGTGTAGTGGATTGTAGATGTACGTACCGTGAAGTTGTTATAGGGTTTTCACTAATGGCAAAAAGATTTTTGTAACAGACAATTCAAGTGATTGATTTCTCAGGGTTTTGTTGCAAGTCAAGGAAAGTAACGCCGTTGATGTAGGTACTTTAACGTATCTTTTGACCTAGACAAACGACAAAAAGCAGAGCAATTCACTCAAGTTCACCCAAGTCGGGCGATAGCCGCTCACTATCGACTCGATGAGCAACACAGAGCAACGTCGGAGTGCATGAATGAAACAAAAAAAGGATTGGCGTCAGCCGATGAACGGTAGGAGGTCCACATGATTCGGACCTTCGAGGAGTTCCAGATTGACCTGAAAGGTCGCACTGGCGAGGAGGTGAAAACAACCTGCCCTCAGTGCTCTCACACACGCAAGAAGCAGAACTACCCCTGCCTCAACGTCAACACTCTCAAAGGTGTGTGGCACTGCCACCACTGCGGTTGGTCCGGTGGCCTTGGCACTGGCGTCATCAACCGATCAGCACCGCCTTCACGGCGCGTCTACCCCAAGCCTGAGTTCCGCCCTGCCGCCCTAAGTGAGCGTGCTCACCAGTGGTTCACTGAGCGTGGCATCACGACTGAAGTACTGGTGCGCAACCGCATCAGCATGGACCGCGTGTGGATGCCTCAGATCGAGGACGAGGTCACGGCGATCGCCTTCCCCTACTACAAGGGTGGCGAGGTGGTGAACATCAAGTACCGCGACTCAGCCAAGAACTTTCGCCAAGTGGCTGGCGCAGAAAAGATTCTCTACAAGTACGACGACATCAGTGACGAGCGCACCCTGATCTGTGAGGGTGAGATGGATGCCCTGTCGCTTGAGGTTGCAGGTTTCCAGCACGCCATCTCTGTACCTGACGGCGCACCTGAGATGAAGGCACAGAACTTCGAGAAGAAGTTCGAGTTCCTTGACGACGAGCGCCTGGACAAGGTCAAGCAGTGGGTGCTGGCGGTTGATGCAGACGAGCCAGGCCGCAAGCTGGAGGACGAGCTGGCCCGTCGCCTCGGCCGTGAGCGCTGCCTGCATGTCATCTGGCCAGAGGACTGCAAGGACGCCAACGAGGTGCTTGTCAAGCACGGCGCACAACGTCTGCGCGAATGCATCGAGGACGCCAAGCCCTTCCCTGTCGAGGGTGTGTTCTCCATCAGCGACATTCAGGACGAGATCGACAACATGCTGGAGTTCGGCCTTGTGCAGGGCGAACCCACAGGATGGGGTTCAGTTGATGGCCTGTACCGCCCAGCTCCTGGTCAGTGGACTCTGGTCACTGGCATCCCCTCGATGGGCAAGAGCGAGTGGCTTGACGCCTTGGCTGTGAACATCGCCGAGAACGCAGGCTGGACATTCGGCGTGTGCTCACCAGAGAACCAGCCAGTGTCCTGGCACGCAGCCAAGCTGATCGAGAAGCGCATGAACGAGCGCCTGATCGCTGGCCGTGTGAACCAGATGAAGTTCCAGGATGCGAAGGCATGGTTGAACCAGCACTTCCATTTCATCATGCCCGAGGAGCCAAGCCTCGACTCAGTGTTGGCCAAGGCCAAGGTGCTGATCCGCCGCCACGGCATGAAGGGTCTGATCATCGACCCATACAACGAGCTGGATCACACCAAGCGCAAGGATGGCGTGAGTGAAACCGAGTACGTCTCGGTGTTCCTGACGCAGATGCGCAAGTTTGCCCGTGACAACCAGATTCACATCTGGCTTGTGGCGCACCCAGCAAAGCTGTTCAAAGAGAAGGACGGCACATACCCCGTGCCTGATGGCTACTCAGTGTCTGGCTCGGCGCACTTCTTCAACAAGGCCGACAACATCATTGCCGTTCACCGCGACACCAGCAACCCAGCCGCCGCGACCGAGGTGCATGTGCAGAAGGTTCGCTCACGCTGGCTCGGCAAGCGTGGCACGGCGTACCTCAAGTGGCGTCCTGAGTCAGGGCGGTTCAGGGAGTTTGATGGGGCGTACTCACCTCCATCTTCAGGAGGTGATGAATGACACGCGACGAGCTGCGGTCGATACCGCTCAACTACACGTTCGGCTACAGCGCCGAAGACCATGCGCTGCGCCAGTACCAGAGCGCAGACGGGATGATTGCCAAGCAGGTCTACACCCCGCGTGACCCGGAGACTGGGCTGTGGGGCAACGGCCAGATCAGCTACATGCTGGTCCCCACCAAGCAGGAGTTCGACACAGTCGAGGAGCTTCTCGAGGCTATCAATGCTCGGGAGGCTGCTTGACATACCGCAACAGAAAACTCCTCGATCTGGCGCGTGACCAGCACTGCGTCATGTGCGGCGCAGATGACGGCACTGTCGTCGCTGCTCACTCCAACCTCGGCGAACACGGTAAGGGCTTCGGCCTCAAGGCTGATGACTCCATGCATGCATGGCTCTGCTACCGCTGCCACACCGAGTACGACCAAGGTCACAAGATGACCTACGAACAGAAGCGGGACTTCATCCTCACCGCAATCTGCAAGACATACCAAGAGATGTGGATGAAGGAACTGATTGGAGTGAAGAAATGAGTGAGCAGAAATTTATGGACAGCATCGGCGTGATTCGTGGTGAGTCGATGGACATGCTGAAGAACCTTCGTGCTGTGCGCGGTGAGAACTACGCACGCTTTGTTCACTCGATCATCCTGGGTGATCAGATCGTGAACATCACTGAGGCGTTTTCCAGAGGTGTCAAGCGTGAGTACGCGGCCACGGCAGAGCTGATGGTCAAGCAACAGGAATCAATGATGGGTCTGGTCATGGAGTACTACATGCGCTCGACCAGCCTGAGTGAGAAGGAGATTGATGACGCCTTCAAGGACGCAACCATCCTGCGCAGCACGATGAATGGCCTGGTCGAGAAGGCTGCGTTCATGGCCAACAACGGTCAGTCGATGGGAGACGTCGATGCTTGATACGCAGATCGTTTTGAAGAACTCACGAGACGGCGGCTACTTCCTGCGCGAGTGCTCACGCTGTGGCTCTGAGCGGCAGAAGACTGACGGCGTTGAGCTGGGGTCAGGCAAGTGGGTGTGCGGCAAGTGCTGGCGCATGAAGGCAACTCGCCCAAGCGGCGCAATGGCTGCGTTGGCAGCTGAGAAGCGGAGGGCGTCATGAAACAGCCAAGCACTTGGGATTTGGTGTGGGAGTTGATTGGTGCGCTGTGGACGCTGGCGCTGTATGGCTTCATCGTCTACGCGATCTACCGACAGGAGTGGACAGAGGGCACTTTCTGGTTGGCGTTTCTCATCCTCGACAAGGTGAACAGCCTGAAGGGGGATGAATGACGATTGGAAAAGTCGTACGCAACGCAGGATCACACCGCATCCTGCACGCTCTGTCGCTCGGGCCGAAGTCCTCCCGTGAGCTGAAGAACCTGGTAGGTGCCATCAACAGCATAGCCAGGTTCGATGGCGAATACATGATGCGCCTCGTCTCCAGCGGGTATGCGCGACGTGTGACCGAGGGTTGGGCGATCACTCGCCGTGGACAGGAGAAGCTTGAAGAGTTGGGTCCAGCCCAAGGTGTGCGCATCAAGCAGGACAGGACTTCTGTCTTGATGAGCCGCCCACCCTATGACCCATCAAAAGACACCCCGCTTCCGATGCGCCCAGGCGCACTGGACTTTCTCAACTACCCCAGCAGGATGGGCAGTCGCCTGATCTATCGGGATGGAACCGTAAAGGAAATCAAGAATGGACATTGAAGAAATGCTGGAGCTGTACCGCCAGCTTGCAGACAGGTACGCGCCCGCACGCGCAACCCGCGGCTACCTTGAGGACTACAAGAAGTCCTGCTTGGCCATGCTGATGAAGGACGCCGAGCGCGAGAAGAAGATCACCACCACATCTGGCCAGGAGCGTGAGGCCTATGCCCACCCCACCTACATCAAGCTGCTCGATGACCTCAAGGCGGCGGTGATGGAGGAGGAGAAGCTGCGCTACCACATCAAGGGTGTCGAGCTACAGATCGAGCTGTACCGCACAAAGAGCGCCAACGAGCGTGCAGAGCGGAGGGCATATGGTGCATGAAACGTGGCACATCAACGCTCAACGTGAAATCTGGAGTGATGCCATCGCCATCCGGTTCGGCATCAAGTCAGAGTCAGGGTTCGCCGTGGCTATGCCAGCCATGATGGTGACCATCGAGCCAGGTGAGATGACCCAGCCCATGCTGAAGCTCCCGCTTGAGGCGGCGCAACGTCTGATGGACGAGCTGTGGCAGGCAGGCGTCAAGCCATCGCAGTCGATTGGTTCGACCGGTCAGGTCGAGGCAATCAAGTATCACCTCGAAGACATGCGCAAGCTGGTCTTCAACGAAGGAATGTAATGGGCAAGATCAACAGCCGAGCCAAGGGGGCAAGCGCCGAGAGAGAGCTGATCAAGGAGTTGAGCGAGTACCTTGGGGACGCGCTGACTGAACCGATGAAGCGCAACCTCGAGCAGACACGCAAGGGTGGCCACGACATCGTCGGGCTGGACGGCATGGCCCTTGAGGTCAAGCGGTACAAGCGGGTCAAGGAAGGCGACATCGCCAAGTTCTGGGAGCAGGCGGTCGACCAGGCCAAGCGCGTGGGTGCTGAGCCTGTGCTGGCGTACCGCGAGGACTTCTGCTCGTGGCGTGTGCGCATCCCTTGGGGGTTCATGATGGAGGAGGACTGGGACGAGGATGTGGACTTCACCTTGGAGCTGAGTCTCAAGGCGTTCGCCACGATCGTGAGGGAGAGGTTGCTTAACGGTTTACAAAGCAACGAACCACCACATAAGATGGTGATATGAAGCGTTGAGGTATGTACCTCCACCCAGATGTGGTGAGCTGAAACCTAAAGCCCCGGCCATCGAGCCGGGGTTTTACTTTGGCCGGTCGTGTAAATATCGACTTGGCTGCTGAGGACGAAAAAGAAAATGGGGGCCAGGCCCCCATCTCTCATGCAAAGAAGTCCACGATGCGCTGCCATAGGCTGCGCCGTGGCGCACGAATCATCGTGATCGTGCCAGCCTCCACCCTCACAGGCTCAGGCAGTTTGATCTCTGGTGCTGGCGCAGGGTTAGCCTGCACCTCGACTCGATCCTTGGCTGGCTGTGGGCGCTTGTTGCCGAGTCGTTTGATGGACATCTTCCTGCCCTCGACGTGGTCGTCGTGGCCTGGCCAGACTCCGGCTCGGTACAGGATGCCGTAGGTGGTGGATGGCGGGATGTTCAGCGCCTTGCTGATCTCACTGACTTTGCCAGCTCCGCTCAACCACAGGTCGAGGACTTGCTCTTTGGTTGCTTCACTCCATCGTGTGCGTGTTCGTGTTTGCATTGTTGAATAGCTTTCTCAAAAACGATCTCTGGTTCCTTTCCCAGCGTGAGTCGCTGGGCGTGACAGGGAAGGTTACTTTCTTGACAACGTCACCGCGAGAAATGGTGGCGCGTATGTGTCCGCTGGACTGGTCAAGGGACATGAGCTTGATGCCCAGTCCCTTGAGAAGCTTGCGGATGTTCAGCTTCTGGCGGTCCACTCCTTTCCTTTCTTGATGTCGATGTCTTCTGGCGGGAAGCCATCGGGGTACTTGATGTACCCGTTGGTGGTGATGGTCGTGTCGGGGTGAACCCTGAACGACATCATGATTGGCGACTTGGTCATGCGCTGCACCCGTTGCCGAGCTTGCTCGACAGACGGGGCCATGGCGCGTGAGCCGTCTTTGCAGACGAGCAGGTACTGATGCTCAACTGTCTTGCTGCTGATCAGTTCCGTTTGACGCATCGTTTACCGTTTGGATGAGGTTGGTGAGTTCGTGATGTACTGCATTGGGTATTAGGTCGATCTCCTTCATGTCGCTCAGGGCGACGTTGATCTGGAGAAGACGGAACACGTCTGTCGACGCGTCCGTGATCTCAAGCTTGACGTGTTCTTTCCATTCGTCCATTAGTCTCCTTTCAGGCTGTCAAGGATGGGCTGATGCTGTCGGTGCTGAACAAATCGCTGATCCACTCGGCAGCAGTCAGCGGGTCATCTTCAACCAGGTCGGCGATGTCGTCGATGTCTTCGTACCAGTACGACAGCAGAGCCATCGCTTTGTGTGGCGCATCAAACACCCACTGCTCCACACCCTGCACGCCACGGCGTGACCACTGGTTGAACGCAGCCTTGACGTAAGGCTTGACCTTCTCGGCGGTCAGCAGTTCGTAGGGGTACGAGGACTTGTCGGTTGCTGGCGTCTTGATGTACGAACCCTTGACCTCGTTGGTCTTGAAGTTCGTGCCGTAGCTGGAGTAGTAGTCCTCATAGTCCTCGTCGTACAGGTAGCCGTTGTAGCGGCTGCGACTGCCGGGGTAGTTGGAGTACATGTTGGTGTAACCACCGCCGCCAGTGAATTTGTGGTACGACCAGGCGTAGGTGTTTGACAGCCAGGCGTTCTCGTAGTTGACGCCAGCGTGAGCATTGATCACAACGACTGCGCCGTCAGAACGCACGAGCGCGAACTTGTTGCTGCGACCGATGATCTCGCCCACGAACTTCTGCCAGTTCACGTCGGTCAGCAGCTCGGGGTTGCCGATCAGCGCTGGACGAATGAAGTTCTGGATGAAGTGCCAGGTGTCTGACTTGGACTTGTCGGCGTCATTGCCAGTGGACAGGATGCCGTTGTGTGCAAGCCAGACATCGTCAGTCACCTTGTAGGGGTGGCAGTTGTCGAAGTCGATGTCGCCGTGCGTCTGCATGCGTGCGTGCCAGACACAATTGCGACCGTCAGCGTGCTTGCGGTAGAAGTCGATGAAGTCGGCAGAGTTGGCAGGCAAAGACTTGTGAACGTGCAGCTTCCCGCCATCGGCATACATGACGCCGAGGCCGTCTTGATTCTTGGTGAACACGTCAGCGAGGAACTCGTCGGTGAACTTGGACTGGGTGGTTTGTTGTACGAGCAGACACATATTGGTAATTCCTTGTAGTTAATTGATCAGGCGAGTTCGAGACGGTTCTCGAGGTAGGGCACGAGGATGTCGGTGTCACCCGACTCGTCGTTGCGAATGAAGTCCAGGAAGTTGTCGGCCTTCAGTTCGCGGATCGACGTGGTGGAGCGACCGCAGAAGTCGACCAGCGCGTTGGTGAACTGGATGGCGGACATGACCGACTCATACTTCAAGCTGCCCTTGAAGATGCGGAACTCGATGGTCTTGCGTGGCGTGATGTTGACTGCCTCGTAGCGGTCATCTGAGTACGCAGCGCTGCCCATCTTCTTGTTCTTGATCTTGCAATAGCCTTCCGCATAGCGCCGCGCTACCGCACGAATGAGCGGCTCGTTGTCAGGATCGTTGATGAAGCTGACGACCTTGGCGATCTGCAACTTGGACATCGAGTCACGGCTGACATGAACGTGCAGTCCGCATGTGCTGGTGTTGTGTGAACGCAGACCACGAACGGCGTTCTTGTCCTTGAGCCATGACCACAGCTCACGGTGGCGATCAAGACCCATCGGCTGGCTGATGATCTCGAAGCCGTTGTTGAGTGAGCCGTCGTTCTCGAAGAACACGTTCTGACCCCAGACTTCGTTGTTGATCAGAGCGTGCAGCTGCTGGGCTTTCTCGCCGCGGTTGCCGTTGGGCGTCTCGACCTCCAGCTCAACGCCCATGTAGCGGCGGCGCATCTTGGTCCAAGGACTTACCTGCGGACGCTGAGAGCCTTTGCTGCTGTGGTAGTTGCCAATAACTCGTGAGCCAGCTTCGTAGTCGCAGTGGACATAGCGGTCTTCGTCGTCATTCCACTCAAAGTCACTGTCGTCCTCGTCGATGATGCACTCACGGCCACGCTCATCGAACGCAACGCGTGCGCTGTCCTCGTGTACGTATGCGTCGTAGCGGTCTGACCAGCGGTAGTTGTTGTCGATGCAGCTGCGGCAAACGCGTGAGCTGCTGTCGTGGTACACACCGCGTGCTTCGTGTTGGAACTCGAGTTCGCCGCAGTCATCGCACCTGACGAGGATGTCTCTGCCCATCAAGAAGTCGATGCACTCGTCGCTGTCGTCAGCGTTCTGCCAGGCGCTTACCCAGTCTTCGAAGTCTGAGATTTCGTAGATCGAGTTGTACTTGAGCCACAGTCTCAAGTGCAGCATTTGACAGCCGTCTTCGCCGTCCATCTGAGACACGACTTCGCGGCTGATTCGACCTGGCAAATAACCAAGCAGTGACATGAGCTGATCAACGTCGCCGCCTGCAAGCGCACGACGAGCAATCAGGCCAGCGAACTGGTCTTGACGCTCCAGCGTGTCGTTGACGACATGCATGATGTAGGGATAGACCTTCATACTTTCTCCGGTTGGAAATAAAAAAACCCGCCGAGTGGCGGGTCGCGGATCAGTACAGACAGTTGGTTACATACAAACAGCAGAAGGGGATTCCCTCCTCCAACAGGAGGGAAGACCTTCAATGAATCAAACAGGTGACGGAATCACACGCGTCTTCTTGAGCCTGACCTGTTGCCAGACGTAGTCCAGCGCTGCCTCAAGCTCAGAGATCGTGGCGATGTCGAGCTGGGCGTCGTGAATTTCCATGGCGGTGTTGATGGCTGAGAGTTCAGGCCCAGCGATCACGAACCTGCCGAGCTTCTTGGCGCGTGTGCCGATCGAGTAGATGGCGTCCTGCCCAGCTCTGATCTCTGCCCTGTACTCAGCGCCGATGCCTTTGATGGCCAGCGCCTCAGTCACGTTGAACGCCTCGATCAAGGTGCTGATGTCGTCTTTGGTTGCTTCACCCTTGCGAAGCGCTTCGATGGCGATGTGGTTCTTGATCCGGGTCTGGGTGATGGTTCTGCCCCCTTCGCTGTCCACCACCTTCTGCATGCCAGATTTGATCCAGCCCATGGTGTCCAGCAGAACACCTTTGGGTTTGTACTTGCTGCGTTTTCTCACCTCAACACCTCGGACTTGTACTTCTCCCATGTGAGAAGCACGTTGATGATCGGCGCACCTTTGTCGTAGTGCATTCGCACGAACTCATCCATGTGCTTGCTCATGTTCAAGAACCTCTCGTGCATTTCTGCCTCTTTTTTGTCCTGAAAGAACTTGCCGTCGTCGGTCAAGTAGCCCGATACATTTCTCATGTGTTTACCTCCCTGCACTTGCGCTTTACTTCAATGGGCATGTCAGGGTGAAACGACGCCATCGAGCAGTCGTACTTCCCTGATGGCCTGGCCCACGCCACGACAGCCCACAAGACCATGCCCCAGAACCAGGCCAAGAGCAGGCCCATCAGAATGAACAAAGTCTTGTTGCTCACTTCCCGTCCTCCTGGTCGGTCGGGATGTAGGAGCAGGTCTCGTGACCTGGAGACACCGCGATGTGCTGCGGCGTCCTCGGTCCCCATGTTTGATCTGGGTGGTCAGCCCAGCGCTGGCAGCTCTGGCATGCATCGCCCGACAACTCGGGCTTGCATCGGGCGTAGTCATATGGGAGCACGGTCAGTCTTCCTTTCGATTCGTTTGGCCAGCAGCCACTTGTCACCAAGCCTGCGCACCTGGCGCACCCACTGGCGCTGGTACGAGCGGTTGTGTTCACGCGGGATGTCAGGGCAGTTGAACATCCTGCGGACATGGGTCAGTACTTCAGTCTTCATGGTCCTCTCCAAATAATTCAGACGCGAACTTCTCGACTCCGCGATGCTCGGCGTCAACGATTTTGTCGATCCAGTTCGTCAGCTCTTCGGCCTGCTCACGATTGAGATCGTCTTTGCTGTAGATGAGCGATGCATGGCTCAGCATCTTTGCGCCGATTGATGCAGCCACATGGCCAAGGGCTGTGCGTTGTTCACGCCCAAAGTCCTCAACCACGCTGCTCACGATGTCGGCAAGGAACGCCACCAGCTTGGTGTGCTTGTGGACCAGCACGCCGATCTCGACAAGGCGGGCAAAGTCCTCGCCTTTGACAGCCACGAGATTCTCGCGGATTGCATCGGCGTCCTCGATTGCCTTCTCGATAGTCCCTTTGTGTTGATCGGCTTCCATCTCGGCTTGGATGGCGGCGACTGCTTCGGGGTTGATGTGCATGTTCATTTGCTGACCTCTGGTGTAACTATTGGAGCGGGAGTTGCTCCTGTGATGATGCGTTGTGACGACAAGAGTTTGAGTTCCAGGCTGCGCTTGTCCTTTCGTAGTTGTTTGATCTCGTCCTCGAGCGCGACCAGACGACCACGCATGTACTCAAGCTGCATTGCTTGAGCATGGATGGTCTCGGTCTTCATGCGATCGACGGTCTTGGCTGCTTTCTCAGCCTGAGTGAGCGGCGGTTTGCCCATTCCCGCTGGTACAGACATTGGTTTCCTCCAGTAAGTCGATGGCCTCGTGCAGGAATGAACGGGCCGAGTCGATGTCAGGCTGCTCTTCAAACACGTCGATCGTGTTGTCGACCAGCCAGTCGTTGAGCAGGAACTCGGCGGTGCGAATCTTGTCCAGCGCCTGCTTGATGGCGTCATGAGCCTTGCGCATCACATCGGCTGCTTGGTCCAGCTCACCGTACGTGCATGTGCGCCGATCAATGAGTTCGGCCAGCTCCCAGAGCTTTTTCATCTGTCCCATCAGTACTCCGACTTAAGAAAGAACACGTTGCTTTGCAGGTAGAAGTTGTACTGGCTAGAAGGGCAGTCAGTGCTGTCGAGGCGGCGGCTCCAGAGTCGGTTGTCACCATCGCGGCAATAGATGTGAGCCGTGCCGTCGTCGTACACCAGCATGATGATGGTCAGGAACACGTTCTTGTTGTTGGCGTGCTTCTTCAGCTCGGTGCCGATCAAGTCCAGGAACCAGTAAGCGCCGTTGCCAGCGTTCTCACAGAAGAACTTGACGCCGTCCGTGTACTTCATCCACGGGTAAAGCGGGTGGTAGTAGTAGTTGGTCGTGCCAATGAAATCAGTCAGCTTGCTTTCCAAGCTGCGCTCGTCAGTGGTTGTGGTCATAGTTGCCTCTCGTGTAAACATCGACTCGGGAGTCGGCGATGGGAAGAAAAATGGATACGAAAAGAAAAAGGGAGCCGAAGCTCCCTGTCGTTGGGTCATGGTTGATTACCGGGCATCGAGGATGGCGACGACCTTGGCCAGCGTTTCTTCCAGGCCAGCGATCTTGGCCTTGATCTTGGCCGAGACGGTGACGACGCCACGCAGATCGACGATCTCGTTCTCGACCCGCTTGATCGCGTCGATGAGCTGCTCGTCGGTCATGGTGGTGACGTCTGTGTTGTTGATGTAAGTGATGTTCTTGATTTCGATAGAAGCCATAGCGCTCTCCTGTGTTGCTTCGGGTTGGGTTGTTGGTTGGGGTTTGACGACGGGCAGACCGAGAAGTCGGTCGATGAGCCACATCATGTTTTGCTTGCGGCAGTACTCGACGTGGTTGTTGTGCAGCTTTGGCTCAAACTCAAAGAGCTGCTTCACCTCAAACGGCGTGAGCAGATACTCGATCACCTTCAGGCGGATGTAGACCCTGTCGTTGATGTCTGCCTTGTCGAGGCTGTGCCTGATGCGCAGGCTTTCAACGTGATCGTCGACCACGCCAGCGAAGGCAGTGAACCGGTTCTCGCGCAGCAGCTTCTGAAGCTTGCCGTACAGCGGCCCGTCATTGATGATCGCCAGGTAGTACTGGTCGTGGGCGTACTGGAAGTCTTCAGGTTTCATTCATTGGTGTCCTCTCGCGGAAATATTGAATCGGGAGTAGTTCTGAAGAAAGAAACTGGAGGTGACCGTAGCCACCCCCAGATTCATCACATCGGCGCGTCTTCCATCTCAGGCTGCTGCTGCACCACACGGCGCTCAGTTGCCATCGGCTTGGCCAGACGCTCCAGACACACTGCCATGAGCATCTTCACGGCGTTGTCCACGTCGTCCTGAGACTTGGTGTCGTCCAGCATGGCGCGCTGGATCGCTTGAACCTGCTCAAGAATCTTGACCTGGCTCATCGCCTCACGAATGCCAGCACCGGGCAGTTCCTTGCCGCACCAGCCCAGACCAACGCCCAGCATGTACGCAGCACCCAACACCTTCTCAGGTGCAGGCGCTGTCTCCTGACGAGCGATCTCGGCCGATATGAAGGCGCTGGCTTCCTCACGGGTTGCTGGCGCAGCCAAACCCTTGCGTGCAAACCAGTCGATCTGCTTGGCAGTAGGAGCGTTGGCGTTCAGAGATTTAGAAGTGAAATACATGGCAGTGTCCTTTCAAGACAAACAATGGTTGAAGAAAAAAACAAACAGAGAAAGCTGGCTGGCTCTCTCCAAAGGAGAGCCAGACAGATTTCGGACGCACACCTCACAGGTCAGCTTCAGCACGCTTGATGAAGTAAAAGCACAGACCGAGGCAGACATAGACCGGTAGAAAACCGGTCACGAAAGGCAGATCGAGGGCGACGACGGCCTTCATGCCGAGGTAGAAAGCTGGTGCGCAAGAGACCATGGAAAGAGCAGCGAGGATGAGGTTCATGATTAACTCCAAGAGGTTGTGAAGGGGTTTAGGTTTGCTTTAAGCATCTGTGTGAACGTGAGAAGAGGTACTGGTCGCAGACCACGTCTGTTGCAGTAATTCAGGTAGTCAATGTAGGTGGGTTTGGTCATAGTCAGGTTGGGAAAGTGTTGATAGATCAACGGGTTAGGGAATTGAGATAGGGAAAGTCACAAGAAAACACGCACGGGAGCTGTATTCCATACGTTTTTGTCACAAATCCACCCAGTAGGTGGCTACCTCTCTCCGCAGGAGAGGTAGACAACTACGTCTTTAGTACACAGAACTCTGGTAAACCACTGATAGACAATGGTTTGCTACGGAGTAATGGTCTGTAGGACTAAGTTGGCAGGCCGGAGGGGTGGGCCTATGGTCCAGAGGCTAGGTATGCCGGGGGTATGAGGACTCCAGCACGCATAGGATCACACGTCCGTCCCTCAACCTGTGGTATTCCTACCCAAACCTACCCACAACAGATGGTGTTCCGGCTGCTGTATGGCCTCTTGGCTGCGTTTTCTGGGGTGGGTGGGTACCCTACCCCCATGTGGACCACAGAAAGGCCCCTATGGGGGGCTTTAGGAACCCCGGTTACATTGTTTTTTCGTCAACAACCGGAGAAACCTATGCTCACAGCCCCTCAAGTGCAGGCTTTCCTGCGTCAGTTCGAGCCTCTACGCGAGGTAAACGTGGATGAGACAAGCCAACTGGTGTTCGCACCGTGGCATGTGAGGCTGCACGGGACTGTTTTGGTCTACGGTGAGCCGCATGGCTTTGAGACCGAGCTGGACTTGCGTGAGTTTGGTGGCCAGGAAGACTTGCTCAAGCTGGCCAAGCAGCTGCTGACTGCGTTCGCTGGTGCCGCTGAACACGTCAAACGTGGTCAGGCGGTACTCTAGAACTCGAGACTAGTCTCTGAGACTAGTCTCTGAGACTAGAGTACAGATAGTTATAGACACACTCTTGGTGAGTGTGTCGTAACAGATGGTGAGACTAGTCTCTGAGACTAGTCTCTGAGACTAGAGAACACCCTTTCTCTAGAACATAGCTTTCTATAGAAAATATATTCTCTATATCTATAGATAACTATAGAAGGGAAGGTGGGTGTTGAAACTGTTCAGACCACCAGCCAAACTGGTGTTGGCGGATTGAGAGTGCGCCATCACCCCAGCGGACTTGTGGGGACGTAACAGCCGCAGTGTGGGCCAGGGTTTCTCCGACGTTCCTTTACCTGGTGACCACGCCGACTGACCCCCGTAAGGGGTCGCCTCAAAACACCAGTCATAATTCAGTCCATGCAAGCAGTTGCTCAACCACGACCAACCACCCTGGGTGTAGCTCAGGTGGGAGAGCGCGTGTCTCGGGCACACGAGGTCGCAGGTTCGAGTCCTGCCACCCAGACCAATCGAAATCCCTCATCAAGTCGATCGCCGTCCTGGCGATACTGATCCCCATCCTGGGGATGCGGCGCAGATGGTGAGGCGCGGCAGACTGTAAATCTGTTCCCTCTGGGTGAGTTGGTTCGATTCCAACCATCCCCACCACCTTCACACCACGTCCCCACCAGACACATCTCTCTGGTGCAACGGCAGCATGGCGGTCTCCAAAACCGTTGATCCCGGTTCGAGTCCGGGGAGGGATGCCAAAGGAGCTTGGCGTGCAGGGCACAAACGGGGCTTGAACCCCCGGCCACTTGGGAACAGGTGAGGGTTCGATTCCTTCAGGCTCCGCCAAACAACCTGGGAGGTTGGCAGAGCGGTAATGCAGCGGCTTGCTAAGCCGTACACCGGAAACGGTGCGCAGGTTCGAGTCCTGCACCTCCCGCCAAATTGTTCCGCACGAGCAAGCAAGGTGAATGCAGTCGGCTGTTAACCGACCACCGCCAGGTTCGATCCCTGGGTGCGGAGCCAAATCACCAGCCACAATTTGCGCAAAGCCACCAACAAAGACATTGAGGTTGATATGGCAGCAAGAATGCGCAAAACCCATCAGGACGATGTCCGCAAAAAGATTCAGGCCTCAGCCCTGATCAACGTGCTTACCGACTGTGCAGTCGGGAAGAAAGACCTGTCGTCCACCCGCCTCACGGCGATCAAGATTCTTCTGGACAAGAGCCTGCCAGACCTGAGTGACATCAAGGTCGAGCACAACACCCAGGGCATCACGTTCAACCTGAATACCGGCGTCAAGCCCAAGGCTGAATGAGTGAGGTAGCAGAGCATGCAGACGAGGCGGTCACCTACTACCCGCCCGGTCCAGTCGCTTCCGACTTTCATAACGACTCCAGCTTCGTACGAGGCATCATGGGTCCTGTCGGTTCTGGCAAGTCATCTTGCTGCTGCTCCGAAATCGTCATGCGTGCCCTCGCCCAGCGCCCATGGCTCGACGGCGTCAGACGATCCCGATGGGCCGTCATCCGCAACACCTACCCCGAACTGAAGTCCACCACGATCAAGACGTGGCAGACCTGGTTCCCCCAGAACGTGGCCCCCATCCGCTGGGACACGCCCATCACCAGCTTCATGCGCATCGACGACATTGGCGATGGCACAGCCATGGAGCTGGAGGTCATCTTCCTGGCACTGGACTCAGAACTCGACACCGGCAAGCTGCGCTCACTGGAACTGACCGGGGCGTGGATCAACGAAGGCTCTGAGGTTCCCAAGGCCGTGTTCGACATGTGTACCCAGCGTGTCGGCCGCTACCCATCCAAGCTCAAGGGCGGACCTTCATGGTGCGGAGTCATTGTCGACACCAACCCGCCAGACGACGACCACTGGTACTACAACTTCGCAGAGGTCGAGACGCCCCAAGGTTGGGCGTTCTTCCGTCAGCCAGGTGGTCTGTACTTCGACCACGAAGAAAACGTCTACAAGCCAAACCCAGAAGCCGAGAACGTCGACAACCTGCCCAACGGCCACGGCTACTACCTTCAGCAGCTCGGCGGTAAGCAGGACACCTGGATCAACGTCTTCCTGCTTGGCAACTACGGCACGACCTCAGACGGCAAGCCAGTATTCCCTGAATGGAATGACCGGGTTCACGTTGCGTCTGAGCCGCTCGAACCAGTGCGTGGCCTGCCGATCATCCTGGGCTGGGACTTCGGTCTCACGCCAGCTTGCATCATCGGCCAGCAAATGCCCAACGGTCGGCTGCACATCCTCGAAGAGATCATCAGCGAGGACATGGGTATTCGTGAGTTCGCCTCTGACGTGGTGCGCCCGATCCTGACAAACAAGTACGCAGGGTTCATGCGCTTCAGCGACGGCGACCCTGCTGGTGCCATCAGGGCACAAACAGACACCCGCACCTGCTTCATGGAGCTTGCAGAGTGCGGCATCCCCACTGAACCCGCCGACACCAATGACTGGATACCCCGGCGAGAATCAGTGGCGTACTTCCTCACGCGGATGATCGACGGAGGTCCGGGCTTTCTGCTCGACCCGAGATGCACGACTCTGCGAAAAGGAATGAATGGTCGCTACCGGTATGAGCGGATGAAGACATCTGGCTCTGCGCGATACAGGGACCGCCCCGTGAAGGATCAGTTTTCTCATCCTCACGACGCTCTTCAGTATTTGTGCATGAGGGTGCGTGCAGGCCTGCGTTCTGTGAGAGCGCGTCAGGTCGTCAACGCATCGAATAGGGGCTGGACATGAAAATGGGACTTGCTATGGCGGCAGCAGAGCCGCCCATCGAGGTTGAAGTCCTCGTCGACGAAAACAACAAGCTGATCGACACGATCGGCACAGAGCTGGCGGCGCACGTCAATGACGCGTGGAGCCGTGCCAAGTTCGCCAAGACTGAGATCACCGAACGACTGCTTCAGTGTGAGCGCCAGCGCCGCGGTGTCTACGACCCGGAAAAGGCGATGGAGATTGCCAAGACCGGTGGCTCTGACATCTTCATGCGCCTGACCGACGTGAAGGCTCGGGGTGCTGCCAACTGGATCATCGACGTGATGATCAGCGGCGGTCGCCGTGCGTTCCAGCTGGACCCGTCCAAAGAGCCTGAGCTGCCGCCCGAGGTCAGCGCTGGCATCGTGGACCTGGTTCGCCTGGAGATGATGGAGTTCGTGCAGGCCGGTGGCCAGGTTCACCCGGAAGCTTTCCGCGTGCGCATGGAGCAGGTCCAGGACGAGATCATGGAGAAGATGCGCGAGGAGGCAAAGCAGAAAGCCTTCCGCATGGAAAACAAGATCGAGGACCAGCTCAACGCTGGCGGGTTTGATGGCGCGTTCCGCGAGTTCGTGGACGACTTCGTCACCTACCCCACGGCGATCCTCAAGGGTCCAGTCATCCGACGCAAGAAGCAGATGAAGTGGGGACCGGGCTTCCGCCCAATCATCTTGACTGACCACGTCCGCAAGGTCGAGCGCGTCAGTCCGCACGACATCTTTCCATCGCCCAACAGCTCAACCGTCCACGACGGCTACCTGATCGAGCGCCACCGCCTCACCCGCGCCAGCCTCGAATCCATGAAGGGCACACCCGGCTACAGCAACGACGACATCGACCAGGTGCTCGAGCGCTTCGGTGACACCGGTTTCCGCCAGTGGCTCATGGGCGACCAAGAGCGTGATCGCCTTGAGGGTAAACCCCATGCCCGCCTGTACACCAAGGACGTGATCGAAGCTGTCGAGTTCTGGGGCAGCGTCTCTGGCCGCATGCTCAACCAGTGGGGCTACAAGGGCAAGAAGCTCGACCCCTACAAAGAGTACGAAGCCAACGTCTGGGTCATCGGCCCATTCGTGATCAAGGCAATCTTGAACCCCGATCCACTTGGCGCACGTCCCTACGAGATTGCCCAGTGGGTGCCGATCCCCGGCAGCTTCTGGGGCACAGCTCTTCCCGAGCAGATGCGCGACGTCCAGGTTCTGTGCAACGCCAGCGCCCGGGCCTTGGCCAACAACATGGGCATCGCCTCTGGGCCTCAGGCCGAGATTCACGTCGACCGCCTGCCTGATGGCGAGGACGTCACGACGATGTTCCCCTGGAAGATTTGGCAGACGACCACTGACCGCACTGGCGGTGGTCAGCCAGCCGTCAGGTTCTTCCAGCCAAACATGAATGCCGAAGCGCTCATGAACGTGTACCAGTACTTCAGCAAGCAGGCCGACGAAGTGACGGGCATCCCGTCCTATGTGTACGGCAACGCTGGCGCTGGTGGCGCAGGCCGCACAGCTTCTGGCTTGTCGATGCTGATGGACAACGCAGCCAAGGGCATCAAGGCCGCGATCGGCTCAGTGGACACCGTGGTCTCCAGCCTGGTCAGCCGCCTGTATGTCCACAACATGATCTACGACCAAGACATGTCCTGCAAAGGCGACTTCAAGGTCGTAGCCAAAGGCGCAATGGGTCTGGTTGCCAAAGAGCAGCTCCAGGTTCGTCGCAACGAGTTCCTGCAAGCGACAGGCAATCCGGTCGACATGCAAATCCTTGGCGCACAAGGCCGTGCCTACCTGCTGCGCGAAGTGGCCAAGACGCTCCAGATGGACACCGACAAGCTGGTGCCCACCAC